GCCCCAAAGCATAATAAAACTTGGATGCTCATTTTTTTACAGGAGGTTTCACATCCAAGTTTAGAAATAATAAAGGCATTCAGTAATATAAAGTAAATGCCCCCAGTTTATAGATAATATTCTTTACAATTTTTCACAATATCATGTTACCACATAAAATGTCCCAAAACGTCCCATCTTTTATTTTTTTATAATTTATTTACATTCTTTAATTAAATTCTTATTTAAAATATAATCAATTTTATTGATACATACACGTTTAGGCTGATTTACTCTACTAATACATCCAAATACAAATACATAATTATGCTGACTTATTATTTTACCTTGTAATATTTCTTTAGCTGGTTCTATCTTATCATTTTGACTATTTTCATTTTTATTAATAACTGTAACCTTATATTTTTTATTTTCATCTAATTTCAAACTTCTGATATAATCAATAGTTAAAATATTATTTTCTAAAATATTTGCATTTCTTTGATATCCATTATCTACAGAACTCACTTTATCGCCTCCAACAACTTTTCAAAGGCCTTATCATGTAATCTGTAATAATTACTTCTCTCATAAGAAATACTACTGCAAATCATCCATACTTTATACTTCTTAAAATATTTCAATTCTATGATCCGTTTTTCAATTGGATCTAAAATACTAATTAAATCATTAATATAGTTCCTTTTCCTAAAAGCTTTTTCAAGTCTACTTTCAAGTTTAGCAACCTCATGGCCATAAGTATCAACTATTTTCTCAACGCTGTTATATACAGTATCAGATATTTCATTTCCACAAGGTAATGTACTTAATTCTGGAATTCTTATATCTCTTTGAGAACTTATAACTTCACCAAGATTAATTATTTTTTCATTAATGCTTTCAATTTCAAATTCTATGTATGTATAGCCATATAAAAGTTTCTTTAATTTCTCTGTTTTCTCATCATCCTTATACATCCCATCACCACATCTATAACTTTCAGCTTCTAACTTACTTACCCTCTTCATCCAAACCTCCTGCTAAAATGGAATTTCTTCGTCATCAGCCGGAGTAAATATATCATTATCAAAATTATGCTCTATTTCACTTTTTTTACTGTCTAAAAATTCTACTCTATCAGCTGTAACGCCTGTTTTATATTGTTTCACTCCTTGATTATCAACATAATTATTTGTAATTATCCTACCTTGAACACAGCATTTACTACCTTTGCGTAAATAATTAGCACAATTTTCTGCAATTTTGCCAAACACAGTAATATAAATAAAATCTGCTGTAGGTTTTCCTTGATTAATCGCCTCTTGCTTTTTATCACCAAATAGATCCTTGTCCACTGCAAGAGTAAAGTTTGCAACTGCCATACCAGTAGCAGGTATGAAGCGCAGCTCTGGATCCCTTGTTAGCCTGCCTATGAGTACAACGCTATTCATTCTCTATCTCCTATCCATGATTATTTTTATATTTAAAATACTTTCTAAATACTTAAACCCCTCTTCTGAAACACTATAACATTGAGTATTAGGTCCGC